GAAGGGGGGATACTAACTGGTATGTGCATGCTGCGATTTTTGTAGGCGGCGATGCGCTCATAGCGTTTGCATAAGAGGTAACTAATGGGTCGTAAAGCAAAGCGAGCACGAGTATACGCAAGAAGAGCGAGGCTATTGGGGGAACAGAATGTTGCTCCCGAGCCTACTCTTGTTGTAGATAACTCGCAAAAAATTGAAGAATTAAAAACTAAAATTCCTGAACCGGCTGTAGAAGAACCAGTTGTTCTCGAGGAGCCAAAATTTGAAACAAAAGCCGAACCGGTTGAAGTCAAGAAAGAGGCACCAAAGGCTCAGGTAAAGAAAACAACAAAAAAACGCGCTCCTCGTAAAACAACTACGAGAGCCAAAAAAACAACTAAATCAAATATCTCCTCCAAGAAATAATGTGTGTGTGTGTTACTCTACCTCCGGTGTATAAATTGCATCGGAGGTTTTCTATTAATGACAACTAATTAGAGTTAGCGGAGGGTTTTCTATGTCGTTTCCCAGTCTAACACCGAGTTCAAATACATCTGCTATTGTTCTCCCATCGACTGGATCAGAGTCTGATGTTTCTGATTCATTGGCTATCGGTTTTTATTCAACCAATACATTTTTATCTGGTGCTGCAGCACAAGTTGCTTACACATATAAGAGATTAGGGGGTGATGTATTGGACATTGAATTGACAGCAGACAACGTCTATAATCACTACGAGGAGGCCGTGCTGGAGTATTCCTATATCGTGAACCTACATCAAGCGAGAAACGCTCTAGGGAGCGCTCTAGGGAGCGAGACAGGCTCCTTTGATCACAAAGGTAATATAAGCGGCACAGATGATAAATCAACAAAATATCCTAAGTTTGTTTTTGATTATGCTTTCAGGGTAGCCGATAAATTTTCATCAGAAGCCCTTGTTGGTGGAACCGAGCCTCTTTATTCTGCTTCTTTTGATACCGTCACTGGGCAGCAAGATTATGATTTACAACACATTGTGAGCGCATCTGCTGTGGCTGGTGGCGTACCATATGAAGGTCTTGTCGGCGACAAAAGAATAAAAATTAGACAGGTGTATTACGTTACCCCTAGACAAATGTGGAGATTCTACGGATACTATGGTGGACTGAATGTTGTTGGCGATTATCATACCTATGGGCAATATGCTGATGATTCAAGTTTCAATATAATTCCTGTGTGGCAAAACAAGATACAGGCGATACAGTATGAAGACCACTTGTATACTAGAACGTCTCATTATTCTTATGAGATAAATAGCAATAAACTTAGATTATATCCCACTCCTGATAGCGGGGCTACACCAAACAAATTTTGGTTCAGGTTCAGCATTGAAGATAATAAAGCCTATGCTAGTGGGTCTTATGATTCTGGTGTTGGTGGAGTAAACAATGTAAATAATATGCCATTTGAGAACCTACCTTTTGATAGCATCAACTCAATGGGCCAGCAATGGATCAGAAAATTTGCCTTGGCTTTATCAAAAGAAACGCTAGGGCAGATTCGAGGAAAATTTGGAGGATCAATACCTATTCCCGGTGATAATGTCTCCTTGAACGCATCCGACTTGCTTGGGCAAGCGGCTACCGAACAAACTACACTAAGGGAAGAATTGAACAAACAACTTGATGAAATGTTGTATGCAAAATTAGCAGAAACAGATAAAGCATTTGTAGAAAACACAGACGCGATTGTTGCCAAAGCACCTCTCAAGATATACGTGGGGTAAATAAATGAGCAAATGGACAAGACCAACCCAGCCTCCCCCTCCAATGTTCCTTGGAGAAAAAGAAAAGGATTTAGTAAAACAAGTCAATGATGAAATCATAGAGCGCGTTGTTGGCCAACAAGTACTTTATTTTCCCATTGACATTGACCATACAGATTACCACTCTCTCTACGGAGAAGCAATTGAGAAAACTTTCTTACACCCAGTGAGAGTCTTTGCTTTAGTAGAGTACCAAGGGGTTGAGACTTCTGATATGGACAACTTTGCCATAGATAAAGCAACCAAAATAAAAATAAATTTTCACAAGCGAAGATTGACCGAAGACCAAAACCTTTTTGTAAGAGAAGGTGATTTTGTAAGATTTGGTGACATATTTTATGAAATAGTAAAATTGATTGAGCCGAAGTTATTATTTGGCCAACCAGAATCTCGTTTTGAAATACAAGCGGAATGTATAAGAGCAAGAGAGGGATTATTCAATGCCGAGTGAGATATTAGGTTCTGCCTCAACGTTTGAAACAATTGATATGGCAGTTACAAGATTTGTAGATGAAACCTTGAATATATATGCTAGGACAAACCAAGGGAATAGTAAAGTTCCCGTCATATGGTTAGGGGCAGAAAGATCTTATCAAATAAAAAATGACAAAGATTTGAGAGACAGTGTCGGAAAACTAAAATTACCTTTGATGACTGTAAGTCGTACAAGTATGTCCCGGGATGCAGATTTCAGAGGCTCTTATAGATCCTATTATCCACCTGATTCTGCCATAGATGGAAGTAGAGTTGCGATTACAAAAATAATCAAGCAGGAAAAAACAAGAAATTTTGCTAATGCCGATGAGAACAAAAGACCAATCTTAGGTGATGAAACAGGTCCGTCTATGAATAAAAAAATAGTGTATGAGACCATATTGATACCCAAGCCAACTTATGTGACCTGTATGTACGAAATCAATATAAGAACTGAATATCAACAGCAAATGAATCAAATTTTGCCGGCCTTTATCGTCGATGAGAAAAATGTTGCCATAATTGGTCATGATGGTTATGAGTACGAGGCATTCATTCAGTCTGATTATTCTGTACAGAATAACATCAACACATTAGGTTCTGATGAAAGGATGTTCACTTGCAAAGTTCAAATAAAAGTTCTTGGATATATAACTACTTTTGATGATGCTCCGGCTGTTATAAGAAAGCAAAATGCGGTTGATATAGTGGTTTCTAGAGAGCGTGTTATAGGTCGTAATGTAGCGGTTGGCCTAAATACAGTTTCTTCAAACACACCACCGCCCCTTGGAGGGCAACAAACGTACGATGGATCTGAGCAAGAAACGACAGAAACAGAAGAAGAAACAAGGCCTGAAGATGAATTTAACTTAGGTGGTTCTCGAAAGAAGACATCTGATGCTTGGTATTCTATTGACGAGTAAAGTTTGGTAAAAAAATAAAGCAAATAGATTTTTGTCTTTCGGTAATTTCCTAACTATTTAAAAGGAATAATGTATTGAAGGAGTATACTAGATGCCTGCTAAATTTGACTTTGTTTCACCGGGAGTTCAACTAAGAGAGATTGATCAATCCCAACTTCCACCAGCACAAGAAGCGGATGGTATTATTTTGATTGGCCGTGCCAGAACTGGCCCTGCGATGAAACCAGTAAAAGTAAAAAATCTCAGTGATTTTATTGATGTTTTTGGAAGACCAATTGATGGTGTCCGTCAAAGTGACCCTTGGAGACAAGGTAACACTGCTGCTCCAAACTACGCTGCTTATGCTGCTCAAGCATACTTAGCCGCCGGTGTTGGTCCTGTAAAATATATTCGATTACTTGGTTTGGGTAAAGACTCAAATAATTTAGCAGGATGGCGAATGGGAACCACCTATAGTGCTGGCGATGTAGCCAACACCAAAGCGGCATTCGGTCTCTTTTTGGCACCGTCAGGCGGTAATGCGTCGCGCATTCAAAATGTAACTCCATTTCAAGCAAATGCTTCTCTTGCGGCAATATTTTACACAAATGGAGCACAAATTGCACTAAGTGGTACAATACCAAGTGCATCATCAGCACACGCAAACGGACTTACGAGCACCGCTGTTATGACTAACGCTAATGATTATGGCCTTACACTAGTTGTGAATGGGGAAGGTACATCAGGTAGTTTTGAATATGTAAATGTAAACTTCAACCAATCTTCTGCGAATTATATCAGAAATGTTCTAAACACTGATCCAACAAAAATAAAAAATAATGACAACTATAATATCTCTTCAGATAAGAAGTATTTCTTGGGAGAAACTTTTGATGTTGATTTGAGA